ATCATGGCTGCAACTGACGATGCGTTTGGTTACATCCTTGGTCGTGCTAAGATGCGTGAAAAAGCTATGCGTAGAGTCTTAGACATGCAAAGTGTAGACGGCATTAAATTACCAGAAATAAACAAAGACTTGATGAAGGCATATGAAGATGACTTTTATTCACAGGTGTTTGACAAAGATGGTAATATTATTGACGAAGCTACAAAGTTTGGACGTAAAGAAGTAACACTAACACAAGATCTTACAGGTTTTGCAAAGGGTCTAAACGATGTATTTAGTGCTGCACCTCTAGCTAAACCATTCTTTTTGTTTGCTAGAACAGGTGTAAACGGACTTGCTTTAACGGGGAAGTATACACCGGGTTTCAACTTCTTAGTCAAAGAGTTTAACGACATAGCATTTGCAAATCCCGCTGATCTAGCTAGTGTAAACAAGTATGGTATTTTTACAGCAGAAGAACTTGCTAATGCTAGAGCTTTACAAACAGGCCGCTTGGCGATGGGATCTGCTGTAGTATTTATGGCTACACAGGCATGGATGCGTGGTGATCTTAATGGTAACGGCCCAGTTGACAGACAAAAAAGACAGGTCTGGTTAGATGGTAAGTGGGAACCAAGAACTATAAAGCTAGGTGCTGTACGTGTTGGTTATGATAACTTTGAACCATTTAACCTCATTATGTCTACTATTGCTGACGTAGGTGACGCAAGCGAATTGATGGGTGAAGAATGGACAGAAAACCAGTTAGGTAAAATATCTCTTGTTGTAGCACAAGCTATTACAAGTAAGTCATACCTAGCAGGCATACAGTCATTCGTAGATTTATTCGGTGCTAGACCCGGGCAAGGACCACGTATTGCAGCATCACTGCTAAACAATCAAGTGCCTCTTGCGGGTTTACGTAATGAGCTTGGTAGATTATTTACACCATACATGCGTGAAATAAACTCAGGTATAATACAGTCTATACGTAACAGAAACTTACTTACTGAACAGTTAGTTGGTAAACAACAGCTACCTATCAAGTATGATATGTTAAAGCCTAATACTCCTATTAAAGATTGGGACTTTTTAACTAGAGCATACAATGCTGTAAGTCCTGTAAGTTTAAACTTAGAGCAAAGTGAAGGTAGGCAGTTACTATTTAATAGTGGTTATGACCTCAGACAGTCTACATACTATGCTCCTGACGGTACAAAACTTACAGATAAACCAGAGATTAGATCCTTGTTTACAAAAGCTATAGGCGACTATAATTTAGAACTAAAGCTTAACAGATTAGCTAAAGATCCAAAAATAATAGCTTCTATTAAAGAAATGTACAAAGATATAAAATCTGGTAGACGTGGTGAGTTTGATACAAAAGACTATTACCATAATAGAATTATAGGAAAAGAGTTTTATTTAGCACGTAATCAAGCTTGGGCTAAGATTAGTAAACTACCTCAAGTACGTGAAGTTATACTTGAACAGCGTAGCCAAGAGATTGCACGTCTCACTAAACGCTCAAATACCGCAAACATCCTCAACATATACAAATAAATGGCAACAACATTCGTAGATTACACTGGGGATGGTAGTGCGACTAAGCAATTTACCTTCCCTTCTATTAAAGAAGCAGATGTAAAAGTTGATGTAGATGGCGTCATAAAATCATCAGGCACACACTACAATATAACAGGCTACACTACTACAGGTGGTGGTAATATAGTTTTTACATCAGGCAATATACCAGTTAGCCCACAGTCTATACGTATTTTTCGTGATACAGATGTAGACAGTGCGAAGGCTACATATACGGCAGGGTCGTCAATCAAAGCAAATGATCTTAATGCCAACCATGAGCAGTTATTATTTGCTGCACAAGAAGAACAAAATCAAACAATACAAACACAAGATCTAAAAGATGGTTCTGTAACAAGTGCTAAAATACTTGATGGTACTATAGTTAATGCTGACGTAAATACTTCAGCAGCAATAGCCGGAACTAAAATTTCACCTGATTTTGGTAGTCAAAATATAGTCACAACTGGAACAGTTAATGGTGCAACAGCCACAGAATTAGCAGCATTAAATGGTCTTACTGCAAACACATCAGAACTAAATACACTAGATGGTATAACTTCTACTACAGCTGAGTTAAACATACTGGATGGTGTGACTGCTAATGCAACTGAAATAAATAAGTTAGATGGTTTAACTGCAACTACAGCAGAATTAAACCAAGCAGCCGGTATTACATCTGGTATACAGACACAGCTTAATGGTAAGCAACCACTAGATGCTGAACTAACAGAACTAGCTACAATGGGTAGTGGTACAGCTAGCTCACTCGCTGACTTAACTTCTGCTGAAGTACAAACATTAGATGGTATTACAGCATCTACATCAGAACTTAACTTACTAGATGGTAAAAGCATAGTTACAAGTATTGGTGCAAGCCCAACTGATGTACAAATACCTTCAGCTCAAGCTGTAAACGAAAGAATTGTAGAGCTAGTAACTGAGGTAGGTGGTTTTGTACCAATAGCAAACGAAACCAGTTTTCCTACAACTAACCCAGACGTAAACGATGGTGCCGGAACTATAGTTAGTATCAAAGCATTAGCAAGTAACTTAACTTCTAACGGAAGTGGAGTTGCAACTATTGCAAACGGAGCCGGCTCTGGAAATACAGTAACTATCAATGGATTAGCAAACAGTGCAACTTATACTGCGGGAAAAGGGATATTAGTAGAAACAACTACAACATTACATACCTATACTTTTCATAGAGAAGCTATTGATGCAACAGGAGTAACTAATGCACAAACACTTGTTAATGACTTTAACGACAGATACCAAGTAAGTGGTAGTGCTCCAAGCAATCATCCTGATGGATCTGCTTTACAAGATGGAGACTTATGGTTTGATACTTCAGCCAATGTAATGAAAGTTTACGACTTAGGTAACACACAATACGACGCTGTTACTTCAGTTGGAGATTTTAAATTATTAACAGTTGTACCTGACGGAGCCACATCTGGTAGTCCTACATTTAACGGTAATATTGTATCATACGATTTAAGAGATGGTAGTAGTGCAGCATCAATAACAAGTGTTGGACAACTAATAGTCAGTCTTGATGGTGTAATACAAAAACCAAACGCTGGATCATATGATGCAAGTCAAGAAGGATTTTATTTAGAGGGAACTAACGGAATTAAATTCTGTACAGCTCCTCCAAGCGGATCTAACTTATTTGTAACTTTAATAGGTTCTGCTACAGCAATAGGTACACCTAATGACAACACAGTAACAGAAGCTAAGTTAACATCTGATGCTGTAAGTGAAGCTAAGTTAAAAGTAAGTAATACTCCTGTTAATGGATATTTCTTATCAGCACAATCTGGTAACACAGGTGGTTTAACTTGGACTGATGCTTTAGGTACAAACTTAGATGTAAAAACACATAAAGTTACTACATCAACTACTAACGGTAATGTACAAATAGAACCAAACGGCACAGGTGTTGTAGAAATACGTGGTGCCGGAGGTGCAGATGGTACATTACAACTTAACTGTTCTGCACAAAGTCACGGAGTAAAGATTAAGTCACCCGCACACAGTGCAGGGGCTACATATACACTTACACTTCCTATTAATATACAGAATGGTTACTTATTAACAACTGATGCAAATGGTCAAACATCATGGACTAATTCAGTTCCATCATCGTATCTGACTGGTGCATTACCCGCTTTAGACGGGTCAAATCTTACTGGATTACAAGCCGGTGCTACAGGTGGTAACTCAGGAGCCAACGCAGTATTCTGGGAAAATGATAACACAGTAACTCACGATTACACAATTACTGCAAACAAAAATGCTGGCACATTTGGTCCAATAACCATTAACAGTGGAGTGACCGTGACAGTACCTAACAACTCAACTTGGACAATAATTTAATGGCAATAACAATTAACGGAAACGGTACTATCACAGGAATCTCTGTTGGTGGTTTACCAGACGGTATAGTAGATACCGACATGATAGCTGCAAGTGCAGTTACACCCGCTAAATCTACAATTACAGGTGGTCTATCTATGGTAGATCAATGGAGATGTAATTCTGATAGTGGTGAAAATAATGGTGTTATGGCACATAATAATTGGGAACGTTGTGATTCGTATGGTTTCGGACAGCTTGGTACAGGAATGACGGAATCTAGTGGAGTCTTTACCTTTCCTTCAACTGGTATTTATAGAATTGATGCTCAAGGTCATTCAAAAAGAACTGATAATATAACAATTCCAGAAATTGATTTTGTAATTCAATCTACTACAGACGGTTCCAACTATAATGGGATTTCAATGTCTACAGGTCATATCGGTGGAGCTAATAATTCATATGCAGTTGCGTATTGTAGTGCAATTTTTGACGTTACAAACGTATCAACACATAAGATAAGATTATATGTAAATGCTACGCACCCTACCAATTTTAGAGGAAACACAAACTGCACTAGAACTGGTTTGATGTTTATGAAATTAGGAGAGACTTAATATGAGTATTAAACTACAGCACTCAGGAGGTAACAGCGTATCTCTCAATCCACCTACATCTGCTCCTACATCGAGTGAAGTAGCTTTTAAGTTACCTAATGCAGATGGTAGCGCAAACCAAGTTGTAAAAACAGATGGGTCTGGTAATTTAGCGTTTACATCATTAGTTTCTGGAATAACTGAATTTGACTATTGGTATTTAACTTCTGGTAAATCAGATAATTCTGACGTAACAGCAAATTTATCAAGAGTTGCTTTAACAGGTTCAGCAGCACAAATTGGGACTGGTATGTCCGAATCAAGTGGTATTTTTACTTTTCCATCAACTGGAAAATACCTTGTACTACTTCAAGCTCAATGGGAAATATATGGCGATGATAATTGTAGTTGTTCAATAAAGGTAACAACTGATAATAGTTCTTATACTGAAATTGCAAAAGCTATTGAAGGTAATACAAGCGGTCAAGGCGGCGGTTCTACATACAGAGTTGGGTCTAGCAGTGTTTCTGCATTTTTAGATGTAACAGATACAAGTAATGTAAAAGTAAAATTTACTACTGGCTCACTTGGGACTAATAGTTATTTAAAGGGTTCAGCTAGTGTTGTTAACACTGGCTTTATTTTTACACGTATAGGAGATACATAATGGCATTAACAAGAATAACCTCAGCTAGTATTTCAGACGCTACAGTCGTTAATGCTGATATAGCAAACGATACAATAACTGAAGCAAAACTGGATGTAAGTAATGCACCTATTGCGGGTACGTTCCTTTCGTACAAAGACAACAGTGACCAATTAACTTGGGCAGCAGCATCCTCGCCAGAAGTATATGGATTTAATACATCTGGAGCAAACTTAATAGTCACTACTACAAACGGTGGTGCAGACAATATCTCAGGTGCAACTTTTGATGCCTTTGAAGATGTTGTATTCGCAGCTACAGGCTTTAGTTTTTCTGTAGATGCAAACGGTAAATTAATCGCAACAATTTAAAATGGCAACAATAGATTTAGGAAAAATCAAACAGGTCTGGCGAGGTACTTACAATAACGGCACTGCATATGTAGTTGACGATCTTGTATCTTATACAGACGGTGGTGTAACATCCACATATATATGCGTAGCAAACTCAACAGGTAACGCACCTTCAACTGGAGGTTCAGCACATGCAAGTTGGAATTACGTAGCAAAAGGTGTAGCAATTCCTGTACCTTTAAACACTCAATCTGGTGCATACGTAGCTGTAGCCGGTGATGCAGGTAAAGCTATTTATATATCAACAGGTGGAGTAACTATCAATAATTCAGTATTTTCTGGTGGTGATCTAGTAACAATAGTAAATAATAGTGGCTCAAACCAAACTATTACACAAGGTTCTGGAGTAACTTTATATAATTCTGCTGACGCCCAAACAGGAAATAGAACTTTGGCCGGTAGAGGTGTAGCAACGATATGGTTTGCTTCTGCTTCAGTTGGTTATTTATCAGGATCAGGGGTAAGCTAATGCCTATACAACAAATGTTAGTGGGTATTGCTCCCGGAGAAAAGTTTGCAGAAGCAACAGGCGGTACAGTTACCGAAGTTGGAAATTATAAAGTACACGCTTTTACTAGCTCAGGAACTTTTACTGTAACACAACTAGGAGATGTAAACGAATTTGAAGTACTGTTAGTCGCAGGCGGTGCCGGTCCCGGGACTCAATGGACTCAAGGCGGTGGCGGAGGAGGTGGTATCGTAAACCATCAAACTGGACAAGCTTTAGCTCAAGCTGCATATACAGTTACTGTTGGTGCAGGCGGTGCAGGTGCTTCGTATGGAACTGGTTGGACTACATGGTTTGACGACGGAAACCCCGGTACTGACTCATCTCTCAAGTTAGCTTCTAATAATTCCATAGTTCTTGAAGCTGATATTAGTGATATTGCTAATTTGCCCGGAATGAGTTTACCTAACCCTCAAGCTAATAATAAATATTCATGGAACGTTTATATGCACTCTACTGGTGGTAATAGTGCAAAAGTTGTAAACGGAGT